CGTACTTGAGGGGGTAACAATTTAATGGCACGACTAAGATTTGGAGATCAATCAGTTCCAAGAGTAACCAGAGTCGCCACTGGAGGTGGTGGAGGTACTATTGGTGGTATGTCTGATGTTGATCTCACCGATACATCTCAAGGAGGACTAGCAGACGGTTCTGTTCTAGTCTATTCTGCTGCAGACACAAAATTTGTTCCAACAAACGTACTGAATAACGTAACTATCAACGGGGGTAGCTTCTAATGGCATCAAATATACTCATTAAAAGGAGTACTGGTTCAACCGCACCAGGCACCATTACGTATGGTGAATTAGCACTTACTACTGGTGCAAACGGTACTCAAGCAAATGCTGGTGATCGCCTATTTGCAGGTGATAACAATGGTGCTGCACAGGTAGTTGGTGGTAGATACTTCACAGACATGCTTGATCATGTCCATGGAACTCTAACCGCAAGTTCTGCTGTTGTTCTAGACAGTAACTTAAAGATTGATAACTGGAATGTTGATGACATTAACTTAAATGCTAACGTCATTACTACTTCTACTACTGACGCTGACCTTATCCTCCGTGCAAATGGCACAGGTAAGTTAGTAATCGAAGATGGTCAGGAACTAGAATTCGGTACTACAGGTGATGTAGAATTCGTATTTAACGACTCTGATGCTGTTGTGGACATCAAGCGAGTAGCAGGTACCCCCGACTTGCGTATCGCTGATGACATGAAGCTTCATTTCGGTAATACAAAGGATGCTTCCATATATTATGACGAGACTACTTCAGATAAAATTCAGGTAGAAGGTGCTGACTGGAACTATGCAACTGGTGTTACTGCTAACTATGCAGATACAACTGATGCTTCCAACGTTGCTACAGCAGCATTTACCGTTGCTGGTGGTATCGGTGTTGGTGCAACCACATGGACTAAAGACCTTAAGGTTGATGACAACACAACTCTTGGTACTGCAGCTGGTGACCTTTTGACAGTTAATGCAACCACAACGTTCCAAAACGGTGTGACATTCAACGGTCAAACAACTATTACTGGTACTACACAACAGACTGGTGATATTCAGGTTGATAACCTTAAGTTAGATGGAAACACACTTTCCACTATCAATAACGTCCAAGAATTGATTTTAGACCCATATCCTGCAGGTGGCGACGCTGATGGATTGGTTATAATCAAAGGTGACCTTCAAATTGATGGTACAACAACTACTGTTAACAGTGCTTCAATGTCTGTTAACGATCCTACCATTGAATTGGGTGATCCTACTACTCCAGTAACAGTTAAAACTCTTGCTACCTTTGCAGGTAATGCAACAACACAAGTTGTGGTTGATGCTGTGGAGCAATTACAGGCTGGTGATGCAATCACTGGTACTGGTATTCCAGCAAACACAACTATTGCTTCTATTAACGTAGGAACAAAAACACTTACATTAAGTGCAGCAATTACTGCTGACCAAGTTGTTGGTGCTACATTAGTTACTGTCAGAGGTGCTGATGATGCAATGGATCGTGGTGTTAAGGTACACTACAATGCTTCTGGAACAAACAAGTTTGGTTTCTTCGGTTATGACCGTACAGGTGGTGCTGATGGAAACGGTGCTTGGACCTTCATTGAAGAAGCAACTGACACAGGTACTGTTTTCGGTGTAACTGGAAACCGTGGTACTGTTCTTATTGGTGATCTTGAATTAGATAACGACCTCGTAGTTCAATACGGTGGTACTGGTGCTAGTTCATTTACCACAAATGGTATCATATATGGTAACAACACAGGTGCTTTACAGGTAACTGATGCTGCTAACATGGCATCTCCTGGTACTACACCTGACGTAACAGAATCCTACCAGATATTAACCGTCACTTCAGCTGGAGTTCCAGTCTGGACAAACACAATCGACGGTGGAACTTTTTAAAACTTTATTAAAATGAATGCACAAATTGTTATTTCTAGATTACAAAGAAAAGTCTCTGAATTGACCCTCATTAATGTGATGCTGGAAGCACAGGTCGAAGACCTGCAAACCCAGTTAAATAGTATAAACGAACAAACTAGTGATGCACAAGTAGATGGCAACGAGAATCAAACTCAAGAGATCGACGACAGCAGCAGCGGTCCCGACGACTTCTAATTTAGAAGACGGTGAGATAGCCCTTAATATAGTCGATCAAAAATTATACGCCAGAAATGGTGGTGCGATAGTTGAAATTGCGAACCAGAAACCGAATGTCGGTGAGGTGACAACCAACATGCTGGCCACTGATATCACGAATGGTCCTACTCACACATGGTTTGTTAATAAGTCTGGTAACGATAATACTACTCTACCTAACTCTGGTGCAAATGGTAAGCATTCAGATTCTTCGTTCCTTACAATCGCTAAAGCACTTACTGTTGCACAGTCTGGAGACACTATATTAGTAGGTACTGGTACTTTCCAAGAAGTATTTCCTTTATCAATCCCTGATGGTGTTACTGTACGTGGTACTAATTTACGTTCAACAATACTTGAGCCAACTCCTGCGACTAAAACTAATAACGCAATGAATCTATCAGGAGACTGCCATGTCTCTGATATGACAATTACAGGTTTTGAATATGATAGTGGTAACGATAAGGGATATGCATTCGTTCTAGTATCAACAGTTGACTCAAATAAGAGTCCATATATTGAAAGAATAACCGTATCTACTAAAGGTAGTGTCACTTCTGGATCAGATCCATATGGATTTGCACAGGGAGATGCAGGTCGTGGTGCTAAATTAGACGGTGCATTAATAAATTCTAATTCACAACACGCTTCAGTCCTCTTTAATGAGTGTACTTTCATTACACCTAACCAGATTGGTCTTCTATTAACTAATGGTATTCGTTGTGAGTGGTTAAATTGCTTCAACTACTTTGCTTCTATTGGTGTACAAGGTATCCAAGGTGCTACAGGTAAGTATGGAGCAGGTCAAACAAGATTAAAACTAGGTGGTACGAGTGGTACTTTCTCTTCTGCTGAAGTAGTATACCAGTTAGAAAATGCTTTCCAGTCAGGTACATATGCTAGATCAGGAACTACGGTCACTCTAACAAGAACTGGACATGGTTTAGAAACTAATGATTACATCTATGCAGACTTCATTAGTGGTGGTGCTACAGATAATTTCTATCAAGTTACTAAAGTAGATGCTAACGTCGTTACATTTAGTGATAGTGCATCTGGTACTATAGCATCTGGTAACGTCACTTATAAAAAAGCAGTTGGTCGTGGTGTTATTGCTAGTAATGATGGTACTTACGTTTACATTAATGGTAAGGGAACTGGTGAGTTCGTAACCACAACAAAACCAGTTAAGGTATTAAGTAGATTTGGTGACACACAGATTGACACCGCACAAAAGAAATTTGGATCAGGTTCACTATTATTTGACGGTACACAAGATAACTTGATGGTTCCAACCGATGAAGACTTCGGATTTGGTACTGCAAACTTCTGTATGGAGGCATTCATACGTCCTAATAGTGTAACTGGTACTCAGCATATATTTGATCTTAGAAATGCATCATCCACAGATACTGCAGGTAAACTTTATCTTAATGGTACTGCACTTCATTATGGCGTAGGTAACTCATCCACACTTAATGGTGGAACTCTAGCAACAGGAACATGGTATCACGTTGCAGTAGCAAGAAATGGTGGAACTACTAAGATATTCCTTAATGGTACAGAACTAGCAAGTGGTGCAGATACAAATGACTATGGTACTACTAAACCAGTAGCGATTGGTTCTAACTATGACACCTCTGCTCCAGCTGAAGCATTTAACGGACATATTGATGAGGTAAGATTTAGTAAAGGTGCTGCTAGATTTACTGGTGCATTTACTCCTACCACAAGTGCATACACTTCAGATAATAATACTGTACTATTATTACATGGTAATGGTGATGACGGTTCTACTACTTTCACAGACGAATCTGGTGGAACATCTGATATCAGATCAAGCGGTGGAGACAGTGCTACTCAGGTAACTACTGCTGACTACTCTGCATTTGGTGCTGAGTTACGTTCAGTTGCTTCTGCATGTGTATATGGTACAAAGGGTGTACAGGCAAATGGTTCTGGTGTAAAAATGTTATTGACTGCACATAACTTTGCTTATGTTGGTGCAGGTTCTGACTATACCAATGACCCCTCACTTGCTGTTCAGGTAAACGAAGTAGAAGAACTGAATAGTGGTAAAGTATTATACTCATCAACTGACCAAGATGGTGACTTCCGTGTTGGTGATGCTTTCACAGTTGATCAAGCAACTGGTAATGTTCAGTTTGCTGCAACATCTACTGCTCAGTCTGCTGCCAACATCACCTTGAGTGATGGAACTGGTACTACTAACATCTATCCTGCATACGTTGAAACAGGTAACTTACGATTAGCAGGTAACAGTCTTACATCTACGTCAGGTAAGATCATCCTCGACCCTGCAGGTGACGAAGATATTCAGTTGAATGGTCAGGTTATTGCTCCAGAAAATATTTACTTTGCTCCAAACAGACTAGCATCTTTCCTAGGTACTGGTAACTCTTCTGTTGCGTTCACAGTTGGTACTTACGCACAAGCAGGTTTCTCTTCTTTTGGTATCTTCTCTAATAAGAACTTTGGTGTTAACAAGAAATCTCTTAACGAAACCACTGGTATTACAATCACCAACGAAGGTTCTGGATATACACCTGGTTCATACAGTGCTGCAACTCTATCAAACCCAGATCTAATTGCTAGTGCAACCGCAGTCCTAGCAACTGATGGTGCGATTGGTACTGTTACCGTTACTAATCCAGGAACATTATATACCGCATCACCAGGCATTACTACTAGCATATCTCCATCATCAGGTGTTACAACCTTCTTAGTTTCTCTAGAACAAGGTGGTAAGGTAGCAATAATTGCTATTCCTGGTGGGGGTGGTGGTTCTGGATATACTTCACCAACAGGAACATTTACTGCACCTCCTAATAGAGAATTTGATGCTAATACTGCTATTGCCAATAATGCAATTACATTTACTCAGACAACCTTCTCTAATGGAGATAGAGTTGTTTATGACAATAATGCCAATCCAAACTTAACTAACCTTACAAGTGGTACAACATATTACGTCGTAAATAGGAACACAACAACTAACACTCTTCAACTTGCTGCAACTTCAGGTGGTACTCCGATTACTCTAAGTGCAACTAGTGGGCAAGAAATGCACATCATTAGGGGTGTAACTGCTCAAGCAGGTGCTGTAACTGTATCTGCTGGTGCTATTACTGCTGTTGCTATTGCTGACGCAGGTTCAGGATATACAGTCGGTGCTTCTCCAACTCTTACTATGGATGAGGATACCAATCCAGGAGTCACAGCTGCGAACTATACAATTACACTTGGTGCTCCGATTGCTACAATCACCACTACAGGTGATGGTATATACCCATCTATTCCAACTCTGACTATTGCTGCTGCTCAGACTGACCCTGTGGGATCTGGTGGTGCTGCAAGTGTTGCAAACTTAACTTATGCTATTGCTTCGATTACTCTAAACAGTGGTGGTTATGGATACTCCTCAACACCAAATATAAGTTTTACTGGCGGTAACGCAACTAACGATGCTGTTGCTACTGCTACTCTAGACACAGAATTAGGACAAGTCTCAGCAATTGAGATATCACAAGGTGGTGAAGGATATGATGCAGTTCCTACCGTTGTTGTTTCTGGTGGATCTGGTACAGGTGCTACGATAGCACTTACAGTGTTACCCGTTGGTGGTAATATATCTGCTGGTGGATCTGGATATGCTGCAGGTACTTATCAACAGGTTGCACTAACTGGTGGAAATGGTACAGGTGCTGCTGCTGACCTAACGGTTCAAGGTTTATTTGGTACTATTACAGCTGGATCTGGTGGTACTAATGGTGAATACATGCAGATCGACATGGTTAATAATAACCCTGCTGCAACATGGACAGTTACCACACAGCAGAAAATAGAGATGGCATCTACTGTTAGTGGTCATACAGGAACCATAAACGTTGGCGATACTGCCACAGGTGCAACATCTGGTGCTGTTGGTGTCGTAAGTTATGTTGGTTCTGCTGCTGCAGGTATTGACAGTTTTGTATTCCTGAACGATCCAATCACTTCAGGTACATTCCAAGATAACGAAGTAGTTAACTTCTCTAGTGGTGGTAGTTTAACCACTAGTGGTACTCCCCAATCAAGAGGAAGATTTTTCATTAACACTGGATCTGGTGCAGTTGAAGCACCAAGTCTTACTATGGTTCGTGGTAATACATATCGTTTTGATATGTCGGACTCTAGTAACGCAGGTCATCCATTTGTTTTAGATGGTACATCTAATGCTGCTACTACTGAATTCCAAACAGTAACATATGGATCTGCAGGTCAAGCAGGATCATTTGTTGATATCGTTGTTAAACCTTCTGCGACTATAGGAAATACTGCATACTACGAGTGTTCAGTACATGGTCGTGTCATGTCGCAAAATGCCTTCATTAACATTACTGCAGGTACTGCAGGTGAATACGGTCATGGGGCACAGATGGATATCACCGTTGCAGGTGGTGTGGTTACAGTAGCAGACTTTGCAGTAGGTATGCAAGGTTCTGACTATAAAGTAGGTGACGAACTTAGAGTAACAAGTACTTCTCTTATTGGTGACACTGTTGGTTTCTTATACACAATCACTGGTGATAACACTGGTGTCTTTAGTGTAACTAACATTCAAGCATCTGGATCAGGATATCAAGTTGGTGATCAACTATCTGCTGCTGATGCTGACCTTGGTAACCAAGGTGGTTCTGGATTCGTATTTAACGTAACCAAAGCAGGTTATGTTGATACTGCTGCTGTAGCCACAGGTGGTGGTGGAGCAGGTTTCTTCCCTGGCCAAACCTTAGTATTTGATGAATTGCAGTTTCAAGGTATGGGGGATGGTGGTAGTGGTTTCGCATTCCAAGCGAATACTATTGACACTAAAGGTATTACAACCATATCTGGTGATGGTTCATTAACATCAGACAAATATTCATTCTCAAATACAGGTGATTTAACAATCGGTATCGGTGATGCTACCAATACTACCATTTCCAATAATACTGTTACATCTGTAAATGCAAACTTTACTGGTAATGCGACCATTGGAACCAACGCTACTGTTGGTGGAACCTTTGGTGTTACTGGTATATCAACCTTCACAGATAATATTACAGCTAATGGTCTAGACAACCACATCTTAAATGGTAAGTTTGGATTCCAGAATGGTACTGCGGCCGCTCCTACAATTTACTCATCCGCAGATACTACTACTGGTTTCTACAGATCAGCTGCTCACGAAATTAGTATTACTCATGATACTGTACAAAAGCATGTATTCTCTGCAACCAGTATACAAACTGCAGGTGATATCATTGCTGATAGTACTATTGGTAATGCTGCTCCATTCTTTAAGGTAGATTCTACTGCTGAAACTCTTACTGTTGGTACTGCAAACTCTGGACTTCAACTTAACAACGCTGCTGTACTAACTGCTGCAGGTCAAGATGCTGACATTCCTGTAACCATCACTCCTAAAGGTGAAGGTGACATGATTATCACTGGTGGAACTAATAGAGACTTTGTGGTTAACGATGGTACAGTTGGACAAGACAAATTAAAATTAGACACTACTACTGGTGATGCAGAAATATCTGGTACTTTAAAAGTTGATGAGAAACTTAAGTTCGTAACATCTGCTATTGAAAACGCAGACATTGGTGGTACTAACTCTTTCGGTGAGATAGTCACAGTTGGTATTACTGGTACAGGAACAGGTTACACTGATGGTTCTTATACCGCATGTACTGTAACCGCAACGACTGGTATTGGTGTTGGAGCAACCTTTGATGTCACAGTATCTGGTGGTCAAATTACTGCTGCAACAGTAACACCTGCTGCTAGAGGTCACAACTATTATGTTGGAGAAGAGATTACACTTAACCCTGCTACGATTGGTGGTGGATCTGGAAACACTATTACTATTCTTGACACACAGGGTCAAGGTTTAACACTAAAACCAGGCGGTGGTAAGAGTGTCTATGTTAAGTCAACTGGATCATTTATTATTCCATCTGGTACTACAAACCAACGTCCACTTGCTAATGACAGATTAACTGGTGCGATAAGATTTAATAATACTCAGTTACAGTTTGAGGGATATAATGGAACTGACTTTGTATCTCTTGGTGGTGTTAGAGACGTTGACCAAGATACTTACATATTAACTGAAGTATCACCTGGTTCTGACCAAGATACATTTGAGTTCTATGCTGCAGGTATTAATAACCTTTCATTGAATAACACTACTCTGACGTTCAAGTCGAACATGTCGGATACAGTGTATGAGTCATCTCATCTTGCAACAATTGCTGGTGGGTACTCACTTAAGGGAACTAGTTTTGATACTAACCCATTCAATGTTTTAGTTGGTGCACAGAATATTGTATCAGTTAGATCAAAGAAAGACCTTGAAGTTTCTGGTGGTTTAAGACTACGTAGTGTACCTACTCAGGGTACTGTTGCTACTCTTGATGCTGCTACCCTTACACAGGTTGCAACATCATATACTGCATCCACAACATTCACTGCAGTCGCAACATCATCATCTGTTGAAGGTAGTGGAGCGACATTAGATATCACCATTGATGCAAATGGAACTGTTACAACGGTTGCTGTTAATGCAGGTGGTTCTGGATATGAACCAGCAGGTACTCCTGGCAATGGAGACGGTGAAGTATTAACAGTAGCAGGTACTGCTCTTGGTGGTTTAACTCCTACACAGGACGTTACTATAAGGGTAGATACTATTTCTAACCCAACTAGTCCATACGCTAGAAACGATGTTCTCCTTCAGGATTACATCACTAGATTGGATGCGAAAGCATTCATCTCATTAGATGCTAATGCATCAGAATGTAAGTGGAAGATTAATAGAGGATGGTCTGGTGGTACTGAAAGCTACCTAACAGTCTTCGATTCTACTGCTGATTTCGTTGAATTAGATGACTGCAGAGTAGAGGGAGGACAGTTAACTTCCTTCGCATCAAACGCATCAATCACAGCGTTTGATAAAACAGCATATAAAGGAGCAAAAACTCTTATTACTATTGAAAGTGATGATGGTAAAGTTCAAATGCTTGAAGTAACAGCGATCTGTAGTGCAAGTGGTACAACTGCACATGCTACGGTTACTAACTCAATTACTTCTGATAATGATCTTGTTGATGCAACGATTGCAGTTGCTGCTAACAACATCAATATTAGTTTAAATAAATCATCCGCAGCAACAACATCGTCATCCTTTACTGGTAGGTATACAACTACCAAAGTGAAGGTATAAATAAACCTTAGGTAATATAGAGTCAATGCCAGTAAAGAATTTCTCATCTATCGGGGGATTTGCAGTAGGATCTACTGAAGTCTGTAATACAGAGTACGCACTGAAGAATATCAGTGCTATTCACATGACTAGTAATAATTTTACTGACGCTGTACATGATAAGTACATTACCAAGAGAGTGACAGATGCTGCTAATAACACATTGCAGTTAACCTTAGATGGTACAACTGCACTCGCAACAAATACTCCACCGCTTGCTGCGGATAGAGTATCTTTTATTACAGCAAAGGTTTTTGGACAGGAGACTACCAATAACCAATATGTTTATGCAACAAGTTTTGATGTTATCGTGACAACAGCTAATGATGGAACTCCAACAGTATCTGCTACACACGAAAACATTATTAAAAACAATCCTCCTGGGCAAGAGGATTGGTTAGTAACTCCAGATGCCTTCTTAATCGGAGGTGCTCCATTCTTCACATTTGAGGTGAAGTCCGTGACTACCAACTCTACTGTTAAGTGGATTGGTATTTTAGATATCACAGTCGTATCATAATAGTTGGGAACTAATGGCTCTTAAGATTAATTCTGACCAACAGAGAATATCAGCATCGGGGAGTACCCCCACAGGAAATTGGATTAACGCTACGTACAGTAGGACGGTAGCTGGTGTCGTTAATATTTTATCTGTTGCTCATGGATTTATTGGATCTGAAAAACTTTATCTTGATTTCACATCAGGTGGTGAAGCAGATGGAGAATATACTGTAACGAAGGTAGATGATGATAATTTACAGTTTCAAAGTTCAAACTTAGGTGTTATTACTGCGGGTAATACTCTTGCATATAAGAGAGTAAGATCTTTAAGTATTCAGGGTGACGAGACCATTGAAATGTCAGTGGGTACTGGTGCCAACGAAAAGGATGCTATAACTTTAAACCTAAATGCACAGAATAATATTAGAGTTGGTGTTAATACTACAGATCCCCTATATGAATTAGACGTTGAAGGGCAGATTAGAACTACTCGTTCTATCATTTCTGATACTGCACAGGTTGTTAACTTAGATATTCAGACGATTATCAACCCTGCACTTGATCTTCGTGGTCCTAATTTAATCAATTATGAAGATACAGACGTAACTTCACCAACTTTCGGTACTACATTTTACCCAACTGCTGATACTCCACCCCTAACTGACCAGTCAAGAAGGTTAGCAACTACTGATTTCGTCTATAAAGTTGCTACTAACGACACTGGTGGTCGTGTTTATGTCTCTCAGACTATTGGTAATGATGAAAATGATGGTCGTTCAGCTGCAAGACCAGTAAAAACTGTTAAGAAAGCAGCACAGATTGCTTATACTTTACAGAAAGCAGTCCCAGATCCTAGTGATGAGTACGTTTCACTGATCGTATCTGGTGGTGAATACCTTGAAGACAACCCAATTTCACTTCCTAGGAACTGTTCACTAATTGGTGACAACCTTCGTCGTGTTATTCTTAGACCTCAAAACCAAGATCGTCACATGGTTAAAGCGTCTAATGAGACGTATGTGTTTGGTGTTGTATTCAGAGACGCACTTCAGAACCCTTCTGACCCACAAAGTACAGTAAT